CTGTACGCCTGTCTGACCATGTGCGAAGGAAGGGAAACCAGTTGATTCATCTGCTAATACCCGTGCTTTATCAAATAGTTGCATATTCTCTTGAGCAACGTTGGGGAACTTTGTACCGAAGATGGCTTGTCCTGGTGCACCACCCTGTCGCCTGAACACCTTCCCGGGGTACACTGACAAATCTTGTCCTGGCACCAAGTTGGTTTCGTCCACTTCGATGATAAGGTTGCCAGATAAAGCAGCATTGTCAATAGCCATTCTCATGAAGCCATTCATCAATGTCTGAGTATCATCCATGTTCTCAGCGATACCGACACCAAAGAAGGAGTAAGGGTTGTGTTCATACGGTGTAGCATAGTAAGGAATACGTGCTGGCTTGAATGGGTTTAGTACCATGCGAAGCACTTCACCGTTACACGTCCACACATTAGCATTTACTTCATCTAAGTCGCGTAGTTCCTCTGGAATCTTGATACCGTGTTGTTCTAGGATTTCTGTATCAACGAACCCCCAAAACTCCAATACCTCCCAGCGCTCTGAAGTAGGCTGAGTGTCATCATCTTCCATAGTCATTTCCCAGTACTTCTGTACATAGTCTGGGCCTTTATCTACAGCCATATCAACTGCATCATCCATGAAGTAAGGACGTGACTTCAATGCACGTAACTGTGTGCGTGACATCTTGTGACGTTCAACTACATACTCAGCGTCATCCATAGCTTTAGCTTCTGGGTCAGGGTAGAAATCCCATACAGAAACATGACTACATTCTGGCACGGTTTTAACTAAAGGTTCATACTCACCTTCATCATTCCAATTAGGATACTCTTTATCTACAGCGAATGGACCTTTCATGACACCTGTACCTAGTAGTGCCATTTCAAATGCCATAGAGCGTAGATGTGTGTTAGCACCGCTCTCTTGTAGCTGATCGTGAATCTTCTTTTCCATCTTCTTAGCTGCCACCATAGCAGGATGGAATGTTACAGTAGTAGGTGTAGTACCGTCACCCTCAACAATCTTATCTGATACAGACTCTAGTTTACCTGCTAGTGGACCTAGACGTTTCTGTAGGTCTAGTAATGTCTCACCAGGTTTTAGTTCTGTACTACCATCAATCAAGTATGGTTGCGTTGGGCGATCTTCTGTTACACTATTTAAAGCTTTCCCTGCTTGTGCAGCATTAGGGTCAATATTGATATGTACAGACTCAGCAACACCATCGGGTAATACTGAAGGATTAACGGATAAAGGGAACCTATTATTGCCGAAAAGAACATCTACGATTTGACCATATGCTGCTAGTGTTTTAGTTTTAGTAACCTTAACAAATACTTGTGACTTTTCTGTATCCGTAAAGCGTACATCAGAAGAGTATAAACCACGATAGTTACGGTACGCTTTTAGCCAACGCTGTTCATCTGCGTAACGCGCATCCTCTGCACGTTTGTAACGATCTTGTACAAAACTCACAACGCTAGAACGTTCAGCAAAGATGCTATCATCACTGTCCTCTGCAGCTACGACTTCATCTGTTTCAAATAGTTCTTCTTGATCTGCCATTATTAGTACCCGAATTTAGGATCACTAGCTTGGAAGCCAGTGCGTTGTTTTGCTGGGTTGTAGTCCCATATGCTACTACGTGGTCTAGTCATGATACCGTAGCGTAAAGCATCATATAAGTGATCCTCTGCATTAGTATCTACATCTTCTGGATTTCTTTTATCCAAAGGAATGCTTGGTATCTGCGCGATAGTGTTTGTACAGTTATCCATAAACACTAAGCGAGGCTTGTCGGTAAACTCGTCTATCTGTAACCGTCTATGTATCTCGTTTTTTCCAGCGACACGGGAACCGCGAGAGCGATCACTTGGCCTCCATCGACAGCCTTTCATGTTCATTTGCTCTGCTAGCGATGGCCCCGTGTCGCCACGGTTGTGCCACAAAGATGAGTCCAGCACACCGTATCTCATACCGCCATCATTTGATTCCGCTTCTAATATTAAATCAGCTAAATCAGAAGCTGTCACTTTAGAAACGTACATTTCTCTGTAGACTACTAGCTGTTCGTCAGGGGATACAGCAAACCAAAGAACGCCAGTATAACTACCATAACCATAATCGCAAGCCCTGAAACGAGTCCACGATTTAGGTATGTCAAAGCTCTCAACAACATGCACATTCCTATCAAACTCGGGAAAGGCTGCTCCTTCGTTTATATCCCAGTTACCCTCTAGGAGTTGCTTCCTCTGGTGCTCTGGTAGTGATAAGAGCATTGCTTCATAATCACCTGCTTCAGCAAGGTAGGGGTTATCAAATAAAGACGCAGGTATAAATCTACGCTTAAATAAAGGTTGACCCTCTTTACTGTGTCCCTTAGGGAACGTAATAACCTCACCACTATCAAGATGCGTTGCCCAAAAAGCTTTACCTGCAGGTGCAGGATCAATAAACATTTTCTTAACCCAACTATGTCCTGCGCCACCGGGGTTAGTTGTAGCTCTCATATACAGACCTAAGTCTTTAGATGCAGAACGTAGACGTGATCTCATATAATCCCAAGCGTAAGGTGAAGACCATTGAGTAAGTTCGTCAAATCCAATCCAGTTAAAAGCTTGACCTTGGTATCGTGTGACATCTGTATCCTTGTCGAGGTATGACATCCAGAGTCGTCCACCTCTTGGGCTAGTCCATTGTGACTTTCTTTCTGACCACTTAATACCTGGTACTGCACGAGGATATAACTCCTGAGACTTTTGTATTAGCTCTCTTAGTTCCTCTGTAGTGTGACGTACAAGTAGACCAGAGAAGTTAGGATCGTTTAAACCATGTAGCGGATCAGCTAGCATTGCATATGATTTACCGCCACCTGCTGCGCCACCGTAAAGTACCTCTCGCTCTGATGAACTTAGAAAGTGTGTCTGGGGACCAGCGTTAGGTTTGAATACGATGTCTTGCGCTATGTCTTCGTCATACGCAGGTGGCTTAACTTCAGCAGGTGCAACAATTATAGGGTCTGGACCCTCAATCGTTGCTTGTGTCTCTATAGGCTCCGACACCTTGGGTTTCGAGTTTCTCGATTTCCTGTAGCGTTTCCGTGAGCCACTGGGCAAGCTTGCGTTTAATTGTAGCTGCTTTTTTGCGCTTTTGCTCAATGTCTACTCTCTTTTTTAGTCCCATGTGCGATATGTAGCGGCCTGTCTCTTTAGTTAACCACTGAGCTACCGCACGGTAACTATACTGTTTTAAGTGACGTTTAGCAAGCTCTAACGCTTCTAGTTCGTGTTCTACAGGTACTAACAGCTTATCGTTGTCAGGGTGTAACTCATAACCAAAGGGTATCTTCTTTGTAACCCTTACTATTACGTGCCACTCTTTATTGTGTCCCTTAGGCGGTTTAGGTAGTTGCCAGTAACCTAAATCTCTCTCTGGTATTATTCGTTTGTTCCTTCTTTAGGGGGTAAATAAAAGATACCCCCTCCAGAAGAAGAGACATCTACTCTGTCTACCTTACCAAGTCCAGCACGATCTAGCAAGTCTTTAGCTGCTACCATCTTCTCTTTAATGCCTAATTCAGTAGGATCATACAAAGCACCTACCATAGACATAGCAGCCTTTGGTGCAACCCTAGCAAAATAGCTACGTGTCTTTTCACCTATCTCATCTTTCAGTGCTTCAACAATAGCTGACGTACTAGATGCAGGATCATAACCAGCTAGCTTCTTAGCAAGAACAGCGTCACCACCAGCCTCGTCAAACAAGACCTCTAGAAACTTTTGTTGTTTTTCTGTTAATGTTCTAGCCATATTAGAACCTTCCTGTCTGAACACCTACGAGATAGAATATGCCGCCACAGATAGCTATTAAAAGTAAGAAAGCAATAAATATAGTAATAGCTTCTAGTATCTTTTCTCTTATCTCTGCTTTACGGTGTTCGTGTTTCTTGCGGCGTTCCTTTACATCTCGTAACGTTTGTAGGTATCTCTCTTTACCTTTTTGACCATAGGCAAAGCCTATCATGGTATCTATTTCTTTTTTCTGGGCGCGTAGCTTCTCAGCCGCTGCAAATATTTCAATAGCTTCAGCCTCTGGGCTACCAGCTAGGGTCTTGTACCAAGGAGGTTTTCCTTTAGCTTTACCTTCTAGATAGGTAGCATCAGAAAAAGCTCCTGCCCATTTAGCAAGGGTAGACCCCATGTCTTCTATTTCTTTACCAGCAGCTATACCTTTCTTAAGTAAAGTAAAAGCACTGCTAGCTGCCATTGCGACTGAAACGGGGTCCATCCTTCTTTCTCTCCTCATACTGCGCTGGGCAGTAACTATCGAAGTCTATGAAGTGTGTCTTTATATCACGTAAGTCACTAGGACATCTATACTTACAAGCGGTAACTAAAACGTTAGAACCGTTGATCCATATATGTGTGGCTGCGACTACTACTAGATAACACATTAGTCTTCATAAACTACACGCCGTATGTCTCCTCTTCCAATGCCGATATCATTTAACTCACGGTCATTCATGCGATATAAATGCATCATTGCAATACGACGATTTGCTTCCTTCTGGCGAGCTTCAATAAAAGCGTTGAATACTTTTACAGCCCACTGTTTAAAGTTACACCAAAGTTTGTTTGATTGCGCTAGTGCTAGTTCCATAGTATGTACTCCTTGTAATGGAAACATACATAGTTATACAGAACTGTTAGCGCTATAGAATTGCTATTTCGGAATACCCGCTATCCAACACTAGCAAGACTAGCCGACTGGAACAAACGTTTCTGTTACTGTAAGGATTGTATCAATGTGTCCTGCGCTTGTAGGCGTTACACGTATTTCATCACTGGGTTGTAGCACTAAATCAATGTTACTAAACGTTATATACTCACCTGAACCTAAAGATTTACCCTTCAGGAAGTGAGATGTATAAGTGTCTGCTGCTACGTACCACTCTAACTCTACTGTGTTTGTAGAGCCACCGCCATTTACGACATGTACAAAGGTTAATTCAGCCGTACAGTTAGCAGGGCATGTGTATACAGTCTCGTATGTTGTACCTGTATTGTGTCCATACACAGACTTCATCCGTGCTGCTTTACCCTGATTAACCAGTGACATTAGTCGCCATCCTCTACGGTAGCTTCTACTTTTGTAGATTTAGGTTTAGGCTTGGGTTTATCCATCTCAGTCTGTGCATCAAAACAGATAGCTGTAACATTAGGGTCTTTGCATTGTACATTACCCCATGCATCTTCTGCTGCAGCTTGGTTACCCATAGAGTCAGTTACACAGCCGCGATCATCAACTGTGTAACCGTGCTCTGCTAGAGCTTTCTTGTACTTAGTATAGAATGGCATTACTTGAATCCGTATTTCTTTTTATCGCCTTTTTTGGTCTTCTCATACTTAGACATAGCACTATCCATTTTATAACTGCGCTCTGTCTCATTTAAGGAAGACTGACGTTCTAGAGCTTTTTCAATATCATCAGGGTAGTATTGAGCAGAACCTGCCATAGCTCTATTTTTAGGTGTACCCTTCTTTTGCGGAGTTGCACCCTTAGTGTTTAAACGATTAGATGGATTTACGTGTTGTGTATTGCGTCCCATATTACTTACTCTTCTTCATTGGGCGTTCTGCTGGGTTAGATGCACCACAAGCTACACCACCGTGAGCCATCTTCTTAACTTTACCACCGTACATGTAACCCATTTTCTTTGCTACTTCGGGTGCTACTTTCTTAAGCTCTTTCATACCCGTATTCATCTTCTTACCCATCATCCCACCTTCATTCATATTGTGATAACCTGTGCCGCCACAATGTGAGCAGCCTTTACCTTTACACTTAGGACACTTCTTCTTCATGTTCTCTTATTACCCGATGCTGTTGTGGACCATGCTACACGATCTGGTCCTGTTTTCTTAGATGCTTCTTTCTTGCTTATCTTGCTCGCCACGGCTTTTGGGCGACACGCTGGATAAGGGCGAGAACCTTTCTCACTACCACTACGACCACATTCTTTACCAGTCTTAACATCGGTCCACTCCTCACCAAACCATTTACCTAAGCCACCCTTGCTAAAACTCCTAGCACTAGGAAGTACGTGGCTACTACGTGACTTTGTTCTTTGTCGTGCCACTATACTTGCCTCCAGCTTTCTTGTATTCCTTTACAACCCATGCTGATGCATATGCGCTGGGCCAAACGTCAAACTTCTTTTTAGCTTGTGCTACCTTGCTATTGTATAGCTTCATATTTGTTGGTTTAGGTTTTGCCATACTACGAACTCTGTCCTATCTCTACGCAGTTAGGTACAGCATACACACCCTGCGCTATCATTGTTTCAGCTAAATAAGCAGACTCTTCTAAGCAAGCTTGCTCACTGTAAAAAGGTTCAGCACCCTTAGCTACAATCTGACACGATAATGCTTGTGGTGTAAAACATATGAGCACTACTCCTAACCACATCCTACCAAGCCTTACAAGACCAGTAACGTGCAGTGAACTTATCTGTAGCTGTGTCACAATTATGTCTAGCTCTGAAGCTAGCACGACGACTTGGCTGATCTTTCTTGATAGACAT